GCGTCATGATGTCGGCGATGCGTTTCGTGCGACTCACGGATGTCATGATCGGGATCCCAAGGGTGTCTGTTGCTAGTACATGTTCAAAATTAAGACGTCAAGTTTTTGCAGGACGTTGCGAGGGATCGCTCGACGGTAATCGAGGCTGATCACGACGATCGCGATCGAAGATCACAGGCTATCCACAGGCTGTGCAAAAATCCGGAGGGATCTGCTCCCGCGATCGTGCATGAAGTCGCCGGAACCCGCTTGACAGATCACATCGGTTTACCTAGCGTGCCTCTTCGAGCTGATCTGACCGAGCGACTTCGAGCCTAGGGGCTGACAATGAGAGCTGCTGCCGCGTGGCAAGGGAGAGCAACCCTTGTCGCGCATCCCACACGACGCGACTGGTTTGCGATACCACCGGCATGGACGCCGGAGGTGTCGAATGCGCCATGCGTCCAGCTCGACGGGCGCTGGGGTCCGATGGTGCATCGATCGCACCTGCCGCTGCTGGCGAAGACCCACGCCGAGGTCGAAAATTTTTTGCTCACGTATGGATCGCTGCCGCGACTGGAAAGCGATCGCATCAGCGATCGTGGTCTATTCGACGACGCGACCGAAGCTAACGGTTGGAAACTACGCGACTATCAACACACTGGTCGCGAGTTTATTCGCGAACGCCGCGGGACGCTGCTCGCGGATCAGATGCGGCTCGGCAAGACCGCACAGCTCGTCGCTTCGCACGAGCTTGATGACGGTCCGTTGATCGTCGTCGCACCGCTCGCGACCCGCGAGGTCTGGCTCGGCTGGTTCCGTCGCCGCTGGCCGGACGTTCGACCGACGGTACTGCAAGGCAAGAGCGTCGCTTACGTCGATCCGAAAACGAAGAAGCCCTCGAAGCGACGGAAAGATCGCGGATACGATCTACTCGAAGGCGAGTTCTTCGACACCGAGATGCTCATGAACGCGCAGCTCGTGTTCATGAACTACGACATCCTGGCGGGCTGGAAGAACTTCGGCAACCGCCGCGTCGGCACACTGATCTTCGACGAGATTCACTTGCTGTCGAACAAAGGTTCACGCCGCAGCAAAGCCGCAATGTTTCTCTCGGCGCAATCGAACCGCGTGATCGGCGCAACCGGCACACCCGTGTGGAACAAGCCCGCCGGGCTCTACACCACGCTCGCGTCGATCTGTCCCGGTGCATGGGGCAAGTACCACGAGTACGCCAAGCGTTACGCCGACGGGCGCATGGGCGCGCACGGGTTCGTGGCTGACGGTGCATCGCACGAGGAAGAGTTCCGCCTCCGTATGCAAGAGGTCATGATCCGTCGCACGTGGCAGGGCGTGCTCGGACAGGTTCCGCCGATCACACGCACCGTCGAGGTCGTCGAGATCACCGAGCGTCAGGCGTTCGCCGTCGAGAAAGAGGCCGAGCGCGTTCGCGATCACGCAGGCAAGTCGACCTTGATCGGCGCGACCGCACGGTTCCGTCGCCTGCTCGCGAACCTCAAGCTCGAAGGTGCTGTCGACGCGGCCAAGCGTGTTCTCGACGGCGGTGAGCGCGTGATCGTCTGGACGTGGCACCGCGACGTCGCGCTGAAGATCGAAGCCGAGCTGGCCAAGCAGGGCTACCCCGGCTTCGTTGTCTCGGGCGGGACGAATGTCGACATCCGCGAGCCGATCTTCAATCGCTGGCGTGCACACGGTCCGTCGCCGCTGTGCATCACACTCTCCGTCGGCCAGGTCGGCATCGATCTCAGTGCGGCACGCCAGGAAGTCTTCGCCGAGCTGGATTACACGCCCGCGATCGTCGCGCAGGCCGAGATGCGTCCGTTCAACGGCATCCAACCGATTGCCGCGACGTACGTGATCATCGATCACGACATCGAACGAAAAATTCTCGAAGCGCTGCAGAACAAGTGCGAGCTGGCGTTTCGTATGGGCGTGCCCGCGGCCGAGAGCGCGATCGACGTCATCGCAAGCGGCTTCACGGGAATCGGCGGCGGTGATCTGACCGACGACGATCTCACATCGCTTGCATCGGCCGTCCTCGCCGACCATCCCGAGGACGAAGACGACAACGACTACCACGGCACGCTGTGGAACTTCGACTGGGAGAAGGAATGACCAAAGCAGACACCGACGATATCGACATCGAGGGCCGCGAGCCCAACATGATCGTTCCACCGCCGATCGCCAATCTCGCGGACTACATCAACCTGTCACCGGATCCGAACGCACGGAACATCGACGACATCCTCGGGGAGATCTTTGAGCACCACAAGATGCCCCGGCTTGGCGGTGCATCAGGTCGCGGCTGGTCAAGCCACGCGACGTTCCAGAAGTGCCCCTACCTGTTCAAGCTGAGCTACCTCGAAGGTCAGCGCGGCGCACCGTCGGTCGCGCTCGAAGTCGGCTCGCTGATCCACACGTTCCTTGCGCTCCACTACACGTGGATGCTCGACGAAGCGTTGACACTCACGCCGTACGTTTGCCGTGACTCACTGCTCGCTGCCGGAGCGCGCCCGCAGTCGGTCATCGAAGCGTGGCGGCTCTACGAAGCGTACGCGAGCAAGTACGAGAGCGACTACTTACGTCCAATCGCGATGGAAGAGTGGGCCCAGGATCCCGACGGCAACACCTGCCGCTACGACATGATCGCCGAGGTGCCCGAAGCACAACCCGGCGTCGTTCCCGGCGTGTACATCGTCGAGCACAAGAGCGCCGCACGGTTCACCGCCGATGCGCTAGAGGGCTGGCGGAACGACGGCGAAATTCTCGGCCAGATCATGATCTGGAAGCGCGGCAAGCTCGACAAGAAGTACGGCAAGCTCCGCGGCACGATCGTCAACATCGTCGGCAAGCAGAAGGTCATCCAGTTCCATCGCACGATCGTGCCCGCACAGAAGTGGCACGTCACGCAGCACATGGAAGACCTCAAGATGTGGTCCGCGCTACAGCAAATGTACGCGGCCACCGGCTTCTGGCCGAAGGCTCGCGCGAACTGCGTGACCAAATTCGGTCTGTGCAGTTTTTTTGATCACTGCGCGGAGAATCAAAAGCTCGTGCCTATTCGCAAGCGTGAGTGGGCTCCGCAAGCGCGTCCTGCGATCGTAGCCGCGACTGAATCGCGGGAAGGACTTGCGAACGGCGACGCGTTAGGGCAAACGTCTCCAGCTTCGGGCTCGGATGACAACACAGCAGCTACAGAGAGCGAAGGGAGCAACGCATGAAGGTCATCGACGTTAGTAAGCCCGGCAAGATCAAGCGCATCACGGCGCTGTCCTACGGGATGTCACGCGCGGGCAAGACGCGCTTCGCCGGTTCGTGGCCACGTCCACTGTTTCTGTCCGACGCGACAGAATCCGGATGGACCACGCTGTCGAACATGGATCGCACGGTCCTGTTCGAGCCCGAGCGATCACCGATCGTGTGGTCGATCGAGAAGGCCGCTGACATGATGCAGGCGGTGCATGAAGCCGAGCCGCTGATCAAGCGCGGCGAGATTCACACCGTCGTCGTCGACTCGCTCACGTTCTACGCAGATCTGTTCTTCAACACGCTCGACGCCGCGGGCGGCAACCGCGCCGACGGTCGCCAGCTCTACCAGAAGCTCGGCCAGCACCTGAAGAACCTCCGCGAGCAGATTCACCTGCTCGGGTCCAACGTCGTCTGGCTCGCGCTGGAGAAGCCCCCTGGCGAAGATACGCCTGTCGGCGGGCCGATGTTGTCTGGCCAGAATGCCGCGAAGTTCGCCGCAGGCTGCGACTACGTGTTCTATCACCGGAGCTTCCAGGCACCGGGCGCGAACACGGCGCTGCAGTTCGAGATCCGCACCAAGAAGTACATGAACTACCAGGCCGGTGGCCGCGACGAAGGTCGCTTGCCTGATCCGCTCGGGTACGTGCAGGCGTCGGCCGAAGAAGGCGGATCCGACTTCTTCGTTCCCGACTGCACGTACCGCACGCTCGCCGAGGCGTTGGGCATTCTGTCCATCGCTGACGGTACATCGATCGCTGCTGGGACTGACGATGCAATCGCAGCCGTGGCGGCGAGTTCCAACGGCAAGGGCAAGCCCGTCGCGGGCCGCCCGACGCCCCCTGTTTCGCAACCTGGACGGAGCACGCCCAGGTGATTGTTCGAGTCTCTGAAACCGTAACCCTTTGAAAGAGAGAGCTACCATGGCCGAATTTGTCGATTACATCAGCATGAACCTGGGCGACACGTCGATCACTGCACACGACGGGCGCTCGCAGCGTATCGATCCCGGTACGTACGACTTCGAGGTCACCAAGGCGGTGTTCGATCAGTCCCGCAAGGGCAATCGCACGCTGCGCGTGACCGCGATCGTCGTCTCCGAAGACACCATGAAGGGGCGCTCGATGGTGTGCTCCTACGTGATCTCGGATGACGAGTTTGCACGTCGTCGCATGAAGGCGATCGTCGAGGCAACGGGCGCGCAGCTCGATGCCCAAGGCGGGTTCTCGCGCGAGTCGCTGATCGGTCTGCGCTTCACGGGTGATGTCGTCATCGATACGTTCGACGACATCGACGCGAAGACGGGCCTGCCGGTGTCGCGCGACGTGACGAAGTGGATCGGTGAGCGCGCCTACGAGGGTGCGGCACCGGTCGCGGCGGCGAAGCCCGTTGCTGCTGCTCCGGCAGCGGCAGGTGCTCCGCGTCGTCCTGCAGCTCCGGCGGCGCCGACCGGCAACGGTCGTCCGACGGCGCCACGCTAGTCAGCGGTTCGTGCTGCCGCGGTCGTTCGCTTAACAGCAGTCGCAAGACTGCGCGGGCTAGCTGCCCGTACCGCGGCCCAACCTCGATCGTCTACGACTGCCAACCCTACCGCACGGAGCGTACAGCCCACATGATCGATCCGGTTCTCACCGATATTTCGCAACGTATCCTCGCAACGCGGTACCTGATTCGCAACGAGCGACAGGAAATCATCGAGACCCCCAAAGCGTTGTTCCAGCGGGTCGCGAAATTCATCGCTTCTGCGGAGACGACCCCCCACGACAAAGACAAGTGGGAAGCGATCTTCTACCGCTTGATGGCGTCGTGTGAGTTCGAGCCGAATACGCCGTGCCTTGTCAACGCCGGTCGCCCCGACGGTACCGGGCAGCTCAGCGCGTGTTTCGTGATCCCGGTTGCCGACTCGATGGACGGCATCTTCAGCGCGATGCGCAACATGGCGCTCGTACAGAAGACCGGCGGCGGTACCGGGTTCTCGTTCTCGCGCCTACGTCCCGAGGGCGACTTCGTCGCGTCAACGTCTGGCATTGCATCGGGCCCGTGCTCGTTCATGGAGGTCTTCGACTTCGCCACTGAGCGCATCAAGCAGGGCGGCGTTCGTCGCGGCGCGAACATGGGCATTCTGCGCATCGATCACCCGGACATCCTCAAGTTCATCAAGCTCAAGATGGACCGCGCGAAGATGCAAAACTTCAACGTGTCGGTCGCGATCACCGACGCGTTCATGTTCGCGCTGGAGAGCAACAAGGACTACGACCTGTTGCATCCGGTGAACGGCCACGTCGTCGGGCAGATGAACGCTCGCGATGTCTGGAACGAGATCGTTCGCTGCGCGCACTTCATCGGCGATCCGGGTCTCTGGTTCATCGATCGCACGAACGCTGCCGACCCACTGTCGGAGGTGCTCGGTCCAATCGAAGCGACCAATCCATGCGGCGAAGTTCCACTGCGTCCCTACGACGCGTGCTGCCTCGGTTCGATCAACCTGTCGAACTTCTACGTCGAGAAAGAAGGCACCAGCGCGCACAAATACGGCAACGTGATGATGCGCCACGGCTCGATCGACTTCGATCGGCTGCAGCGGACCGTGCAGCACAGCGTGCGCTTCCTCGACAACATGCTGTCGGTCAACAAGTACCCGATCCCCGAAATCGCCGACGTCACGTCGAAGTGCCGCAAGATCGGTCTCGGCGTGATGGGCTGGGCGGATCTGCTGATCCAACTCGGCCTGCCGTACGGCTCGCCCGAGGCGCGCGAGTTGGGCAGCCACGTCATGAAGCTCGTCAACACGTGGGCCGTCGACGCCAGTGAGAAGCTCGCCGAGGAGCGTCAGCCGTTCCATCACTGGCCCGCGTCGACGTGGGCCAAGCGCGGTGACAAGCCGCGCCGCCACGCGACGGTCACGGTCATCGCGCCGACCGGCACGATCAGCATGATCGCCGGGTGCAGCTCGGGCGTCGAGCCGGAATTCGCGCTGTCGATGACACGCGAGCAGGCAGGCCTGACGATGCTCGAAGTGAACCCGCTCGTCGAGAAGATCGCCAAGCGCGAAGGCTTCTGGTCCGACGAACTGGCCGAGACGGTCCGTAAGACGGGCTCGCTGAAGGACGCCCCCGGCATTCCTGATCACTGGCGCGCAGTGTTCGCGATCGCGAATGAGCTGGACGCCGAAGCGCACATCGGCATGCAGGCATCCTTCCAGCAATACACCGAGGACGCGGTCAGCAAGACGATCAACCTGCATCGCACCGCGACCACGGCCGACGTCGAGAACGCGTATCTGCTTGCGTGGCAGAAGGGATGCAAGGGCATCACCGTCTACCGCGACGGCTGCCGCGAAGGTCAGGTGCTGACTGCTGGTGCGGCGCCCGAAGCGAAGCCGATGCTGACGCTCGACCAGGCCAACGACGTCCTGCAGACCGCGGTCGCAGCCGTGGAGCGCCGCACGGGCACGATGATCGTCCCGGCCGTCAAGCGCCGCGTGCCCAACGACGGTCGCCGCGAGGGTGTGACGCTCTCGAAGTCGACGCCGTACGGCACGGTGCACATGACCGTGAACAACCATCCTGACGACGGTGATCCGTTCGAGCTGTTCGTGCGTGTCGGCAAGAGCGGCTCCGAGGTCATGGCATGGGCTGAAGCGTTCGGCCGCGTCGTGAGTTACACGCTCGCGCTGCCGTCGCCGTTCTCGCCCAAGGTTCGGCTCGAAGAGGTCGCACGCCAGCTGCACAACATCGGCGGTGGCGACGTCTGGAACGTCGGCATGGAGCGTGTCGTCTCGGCACCCGATGCGATCTCGAAGCTCCTGCTTGCACATCTCGGTGTCGACGACGGCTATGACAAGTCTGCTGTCACCGTAGAGGCTGCGATGCCGATGCCGCCCATGCCCGAGATAGGGATGGGGTACATGAGCAGCACGTCAACCAGCACCCGAGCCAAAAGCCGTTCGCTCAGTGATCTGTGTCCGTCGTGCGGCAAAGCGACGTTCACGTATCAGCAGCGCTGCGGGCTCTGTACGAGCTGCGGCCATTCGAAGTGCTAGACGCGTCGTTGGGCTAACGACGCACGCAGAGAGCTGTACCACTCGTCTTTAGGGAGGCGGGCCGACATGAAGCAACCATCACTAGGCGCAGACTGCGCGATCAACGTCGAGAAGCTCGTCGAGTCGAAGCTGCTCGTGCAAGCGAACAGCGGCGCCGGAAAGAGCTGGTCGATTCGGCGGCTCGCCGAGCAGACCTACGGCAAGACGCAGCAGATCATTATCGATCACGACGGCGAGTACCACACGCTTGCCGAGAAGTACGACTACGTGATCGCGCGCAAGGGTGGCGAAGCTCCAGCCGACATCAAGAGCGCGGGGCTGCTTGCACGTCGACTGCTCGAACTGAACGTCAGCGCGATCATCGACATCTACGAGCTGGGCACGCAGCGCGCGGAGTTCGTCAAACGCTTCCTCGATTCGCTGATCGACTCGCCGCGCGACCTTTGGCATTCGTGTCTGATCATTCTCGACGAAGCGCACCTGTACTGCCCTGAAAAAGGCAGCGCGGTCAGTGCGAACGCCGTCAAGAATCTCATGGCGCTCGGCCGCAAGCGCGGCTTCTCTGGCGTACTGGCGACGCAGCGGATCGCCAAGCTCGACAAGGATGCCGCTGCCGAGTGCAACAGCAAGCTGATCGGCCGCGCCGCGCTCGACAGCGACATGAAGCGCGCCGCCGACGAGCTAGGTTTCACGTCCCGCGAAGACGTCCGGTCGCTGCGGACACTGAAAGCTGGCCAGTTCTATGCGTTCGGGCCCGCGTTCACCGACGAGGTCAAGCTGATCCAGGTCGGCAACGTGCAGACTACGCATCTGCGTGCCGGACAGCGCACGATGGCGCCGCCCGCACCACGCGACAAGGTCAAGAAGATCCTTTCGCAGCTCGCAGATCTGCCGCATGAGGCTGAGCAAGAAGCCAAGACCATCATCGAATTGCAGCAGCAGGTGAAGCAGCTGCGTGTCGAGGTCAAGCGCGCGCAGGCGACACCTGCACCGTCGAAGATCGACGTCAAGGCCGAGAAGCTCATGCGCGACGCGCAGCTCGATCAGGCCAAGCGTGTCGAGGTGCTGCTTGCCAAAGGCGACAAGCTGGTGAACCAGTTGAACCTCGTCGCCGTCGAGTTCGGCACGGGCATCGGCACGCTCAAGGCGTCTACGGCGAGCGCGAACGTGAAGCTCGTACCGTCGTCGAACGGCGTACGTCCCGTCGATCCGTTGATCAAGGGCACGGCGCGCCAGCTGCGTGATCGCGAGCCGCCGATCGAGAAGTCACCATCCAAAGGCGATCCGCTACATCATCGGTACCTGTCGCACCCGCCCGACGACGAATTGCCGTCCGGTGAGCAGGCGATCCTGCGCGCGTTGATTCAGTACCACCCGAGCGGCCTGCGTCGTGAGCAGCTGACCGTGCTCACAGGCTACGCACGTTCGACGCGCGACGCGTACATCAACCGTCTGAAGCAGAAAGGTCTCGTCGACAACAGCATGGTGCTCGTGTTCGTGACCGACGCTGGTCGCGAGGCGATGCCGAATGCCGAGCCGTTGCCGACCGGCGACGCGCTACGCGACTTCTGGTACCGCGAGCTGCCTGATGGCGAACGCGCGGTGTTGCAGCACCTCGTGGCTGCGTATCCCGAGGCCGTCGAGAAACCTGCGATCGACGAAGCGACGGGCTACCAGCGCAGCACGCGCGACGCGTACATCAATCGCCTGCGCAACAAGCAGCTTGTGACCGACGTCGGTCGCGGTGCCGTTCGCGCGAGCGAGACGCTGTTCGAGGTCGATGCGTGACAGCAGTCGCTGAAGCTGCAGTGGAAGCGCCCGTCGAGGAGTACGAGCCGCCGCTGATCGTCCGCGGCAAGACCGACGGCGCGAACTGCTTCGCATGCCCGTTCTCGGCGATGGGCAAGCCCAAGCAGCCCGTGACCGGTGAAGGCCCCGAGCGACCGATCTGGATCATCGTCGGTGAAGGCCCCGGACAGAACGAAACGATCCAAGGCCGTCCGTTCGTCGGACAGTCGGGTCGCATGGTCACGGACGCGCTCGTCAAGATCCGCACGCGTCGCGAGAGCGTCTGGATCACCAACGCGACGCTGTGTCAGCCCACGAGCGGTGCAACGGACTTGCAGAAGCGCGAAGCTCGTCGCTGCTGCGCGCCGCGACTACAGAAAGAACTCGCCGAGTTCCCCGGCCGCCCTGTAGCTGCACTCGGCGCGATCGCAGCGCAAGGTTTCTGCGGCGAGAAGTTCTCGATCACGCAGATGGCCGGTGCGATGCACGAGGTCGACTTCGACGGCACGGGCACACGCGTCGTTATCCCGAGCACGCACCCGGCTGCGATTCTCCGTGGTGGCACAGGTGGTGGCGGTGGGGCACACACGAGCGACCTTGGCTACTGGTCCCTCTGCTACGACCTACAGAAGGTCAACCTGATCGCACGTGGCGTGAACATCCGGTTCACCGACGACATCGAGTACGAGACGACGGATCCGGTACGTGCCGAGAAGCTCGTCGAGGACATGGTCCGCGACATCCGAGCGAAGCGCGAGTTCGCCTGCGATACCGAGACGTACGTTGACGATCCCAAGCAGCACTCGGCGTTGCAGGCCGCGCACGCCAAACTCAACGCGATCGGGCTCGCGACCACCGAGCGTGCGATCAGTGTCGCGTGGGGGATCCTGACCCAGCGCGCGAAGCGCTTGATCGGCGCGGTACTCGCCGACAGCGGCATCATCAAGTGGTTCCACAACGGCCTCTACGACGTTCCGGTCCTGAATCGGCACGGCTTCACCGTCGAGGGCCCGCGCGAAGACACGCTGCTGATGCACCACAGCGCGTTCCCAGGCTTGCCGCACGATTTGCAGCGCGTGACGACACAGTTCCACGCGATCACGCCGTGGAAAGCTGAGTACCGCCACGGCCAGGGCTCGCTCGAAGAGCTGCTGCCGTACAACGCACGCGACACACTTGCGACGATGCGCGATGCCGCGCCGTTGACGATCGCGGTCAAGCGGTCGAACGCGGAGAAGACCTACGAGGTCGACAAGGCCATGGCCCGCGCCGCCGCGATCATGCACGTCAAGGGCGTGCCGATCGATCGTGCGGTCAACGAGGAGCTGCGCGTCGGGTTCAAAACGCACATCGATCGCACGCGTGCCGAGCTGCACGGGAAAGTCTTCGACGAAGGCATCCACAGCCGGTTCAAAGAACGGCTCGCGTTCGAACAGTCACGCCGCGCGCGCAAGCACGACCCACTCGACATGGACGAGCGCATCAACAAGCGCCTCGACGAGATGGAGAATCCGCGCAAGCCGTTCAAGTTCATGATCGACTCTGGCGATCACATCGTGGCCTTCCTGAAGGCCTGCGGTGTGCCGCTGTCGATCCAGACGGCCAGTGGCCGCGTCTCGACGAAGAAAGACATTCTGGAGAGCTTCGCGCACTACCCCGAGGTTCGTGCGCTGCTCACCTATCGCGAGAACGCGAAGCTGCTCAACACGTTCGTTGAGCGCCTGTTCACGCGGCAGTACGGCGACAAGATCGTCTACGGCTTTGCTGACGACGACGACCGCGTGCATCCGCGCTGGAGCGTCCACAAGATCACCGGCCGGTGGGGCTCGGAAGCACCGGGCTCGCAGAACTGGCCCAAGGCCGACAAGAAGAAGGGCCGCCCGAACCTGCGCAGCCAGGTCATCGCGCGTCCCGGCCGCGCGCTCGTGGCCTTCGATGCCAAGCAGCTCGAAGCGCGCATCATCGCGTTGCTCTCGGCCGATCCATTCCTGCTCGACATCTTCAACAACGACAAGGACATTCACAGCGAGTTCGCCCGCATCGTGTGGCCGGACTTCGACACGCGTCCCGTCGACGAACGCAAAGTTCTCCGCGACATGATCAAGCGGCCCGAGTACGGCGCGTTCTACGGCGGCGCTGTCGACACGCTGTGGAAGGCCGTCGTCCGTGACTACCCGAACGTGACGATCACGATGATCGGCAAGATGGTCGCGACGATGAAGGTCAAGATGCCCGCCGTCACGGCGTGGCATCAACGCATGATGCGTACGGCCGACGAAGTCGGCGAGGTCCGCAGCGCGATTCTCGGTCGTCGTCGCTGCTTCCCGCTCAAGCAATTCGAGCTGTCCGAGGTCGTCAACTTCCCGGTGCAGTCGACCGGCGCCGATATCATCAACCTCGGCCTGATGGACGTCATGCCGCGGTTGCCGCACGACGCGTTCCCGATCCTACAGATTCACGACGCTGTCGTGTTCGAGTGCGACGAGGACGATCAAGATCTCGTGAAGGCGCTCGTCGTCGAGAGTTTCACGCGCGAAGTCACACACGAGGGCATCACGGTGAATTTTCCCGTCGATGCGAAGTCGGGCAAGAGCTGGGCAGAGGTGAACTGATGGCACATCCTTTTCCACTGCCACGTCCGCTCGTTGTGCCGTTCACATCAATCGAGTGCGACAACGCCACGAAGTGGGGACACGTAGCTGCACGCGGTGGCGACTCACGTGTTCGTACTGCGGCAGAACGCGCAGCAACGCTTTCCAACGATCAACTCGTCGGACAACTCGCAGGCATGGCCGGAAGTCTCTGGCTCACAGGAGACTTTGATGCATATCGTTTGGCGCGTGGGTACGCCCTCGAACAGGGTGGCGGCACACACGCGACACCGGTTCGCGGATCGGACACGTCCTTCGAAGGCACGTTGATCCGTACACCGCAAGCACTCTGGAAATACACGTTGGCGGTTGATCCGCTAGAAACGCGTGCCGGTTGGACGTACGTCCTCACGCTCGTACCCAACCTACGCAAGCAACTGATTCCGGGTTACGCGACGTTCGCGCTCCTAATGGGATACGCACCGCTGACGCTGTTTCCGAACACGGTCGCGGGCGGCGGCACGTTCAAGGGTAAGTACACACTGCGCGTGCCGCAGCTCGTGCCGTGTCAACCGCGCAACGGTGTCCAGTACGCCGACGACGCGTTGATCGCCGCGCTCGAAGTTGCACTCGATATCGCACCACAAGATCGTTCGATCGTTGTCTGAAAACTAGGGGAGCACGCATGAGCACCATCAATGGCATCGAGTACTTGTTCGACGCGCACACAGGCCCGCTGGCTCGTGTGATTCCCGGCTACGAACGACGTGAGGGACAGGTCCAACTCGCGAAGGACTGCTGGGACACCGCGAACCGCGGCGGCATTCTGCTCGCCGAGGGCCCGACGGGCGTCGGCAAGTCGTTCGCGTACGCGATCCCGGCGATCCTGCGCGCGATCGCGACCGGCCAGCCGTCGTTGATCGTCACCGCGAACAAGGCCCTGCAGGATCAGCTTGCCGAGAAAGATCTGCCGCTGCTCGCCGATATTCTGAAAGACACCGTCGCGAAAGACTTCCGGTTCAAGCTGCTCAAGGGCCGCTCGAACTACATCTGCCAGCGCGAGCTGATGCTGTACGAGACGCGCAGCCTCAACTGGCCGCAAGGCTGCGAGAACGAAGGCGACGCCCTCGCTGCGTGGGTGGCTGCGCCACCGTGCTCTGGCGATCGCAACGACGCGCCGATCGTCGAGGACAAGACCTGGCGGACGGTCACGGTGTCCGGTGACGACTGCGATCACAGCGCGTGTGTGCATTACGCGACGTGCTTCGCTGAGAAAGCTGCTGAGGACGCGGCCAACGCGCACGTCGTGATCGTCAACTACGACTTGTTCTACTCCAAGCTCATGCACAGCGGCGATCCGTTCTGGCACAAGTTCGGATTCGTTGTGTTCGACGAAGCGCACGAGGCAGCGGCGATCGCACGCCGTTGTTTTGGCACTGAGATTACCGAATGGGCCGTCAAGCGGCTCGCGACCGTGCTCACGGACAAACTCGGCGAGCGCGATCTCGCGCGCCAGCTGCGCAACACTGCCGCCCCGATCTTCGAGAAGATCGCGAACTACGCGCTCGGCACGCGCGGTGGCCGTCTGAAAGATCCCGGATTCGTCAACGTTGATGACCTGTGCGACACGCTTCGCGAGGTCGTCTCGGTCTCAGCCGGTAGCTGCGGCAATTGCGTCGAGGATGAAGTCTGCGCCGCGTGCATGACGCGCAAGAAGCTCGGCGAACGTGCAGGCGAGATGGCCGCGGGCATCCGTGAATTCGTCGATCAGGTCGACGACATGACCGCGTACTGGCTCGACAAACCCATGGACGCTGCACGTGTCACGGGCGCGACGATCAAGCTCTGCGCGGCGCCGTATCAGGTCGGCGACAAGCTCAAAAAGCTCGTGTTCGAGAAGTACCCGTCGGTCGTCTGCGTCTCGGCGACACTAGCGGCAGGCGGCTCGTTCGACTTCATCCGCAACGAGTTGGGTCTGACGGATCCGGACATGACGTCCAAGACGCAGGTGCTTCGCGTCGCGAGCCCGTTCGACTACGCCAAGCAAGCCAAGTTCGTTATCCCGCTCGGCATCCCGTTTCCGACGGCTGAGAACGAAGCGATCTTCGACGTCGCGGCGGCCAAGGCGCTCCAGCAGATCATCCACGAGTGCAAGGGCCGCACGCTCGCGCTGTTCACGTCGTGGCGTCGGCTACGTTACATCGCCGAGCAGTTGCGCAACAAGATCGACTACCCGCTGCTTGTGCAGGGCGATGCGCCGAACAAGATGCTCGCGCAAATGTTCCGGCAGCAGACCGACAGCGTACTGCTCGCGACACGCAGCTTCTGGATGGGGCTCGACGTCTCGGGCGAGTCGCTGTCGTGTCTCGTCGTCGACAAGCTGCCGTTCGAGAGCTTCGATGACCCGTTCGTCGACATGATGAAGGAGAAGCACCCGGATACGTTCTACGAGGACTTCTACGTCCCCCGCGCGACGATCACGCTCGCGCAGGGTGCCGGTCGCCTCATCCGCAGCACGGCCGACCACGGCGTGTTCGTGCTCCTCGACCAGCGCATCAAGTCCAAGCGTTACGGTCGCCAGTTTCTCGCGAGCTTGCCATTCAAAGGCTTCTCGCAAGACCTTGCCGATGCCGGTAAGTTCCTCGCCACTCGTTAGTCCAGAAAGAACACACACACCATGGCCATGAAACCGACCCGCTACGAATACGCCCCGCCCGTCCAGATCGCCGGAGTCGCGAAGGACTTCACCTCGAAGATCGAGATCTCGCAGACACCTGCTGGCCAGTGGAGCGTCGAGCTTCGCATCGTGTCGGGCGGGCTCGACTCGGCACCTGTCGCGACGGCCAAGCTCCGCGAGGAAATGCTCCGGCTGATCGAGCATCTCGGAACAGCAAAATGAAGGGCAAGTACGTCCTGTTCGAAGGCCCCGACGGCAGCGGCAAGAGCACGCTTGCGAAGATGCTTGCAGCCGCACTCGGCAACGTGCGGCATTTCGGTCAGCAGGTGCGTTCGCTTGCGTTCCCAGGACGTGAGTCTGTCGTCGGCAACCTCATCCGTGACAGCTTCGAGCGCAAGATCGCGGTCAACCCCGAAGCCATGATGTGGCTGTTTGTCGCTGAAGCCAAAGACATGGAGCCGCAGATCCGGCGTTGCATCAGCGACGGTGCGTGGATCGTCTGCGACCGGCACACGATGGTCTCGGGCCTCGTCTACCAGGGCAAGGTCCACGGTCCCGAACGCGTCGATGCGATCACGCACCCCGCGAACTTCACCGTGCCGGATCGGATCTATCTGGTCGACGTTCCTGCAGCGGTCTCGCTGCAACGACGTGCAGCCCGTGGCGGCGATCGCAACGTGCTCTACGAACCCGAACAGCTCGAACAGGTCGAAGCGCAATGCAAGACCTACCGGGATCTACGTGAACGGTTCGCGTCAAGCGTGATCCTCGACGGCACCAAACCGCTCGACGTCAACCTACGTTGGATCTGGAATGATCTAGGACTTTCGGGCGAACCTCCCGCTCCATGACCGATGACCTCACACGCGTACACGAAGAACAGCTCATGGCGGCGTTCGCTGTGGTGCTCACGCACCAAGCGGGCTTCGGCATCGAGCTTGACGCTGATCTATGGATCGACCGTCTCGAAGACGGCCGGTTCCGTGTCGCGCGTAACGATTTGGAAGAAACTCGGATGACGTCCGAAGAGCTATTCGACGACGTCCGGCAGGCTGTGAGCTTCTACCTCGACCTACGCGACGAACTGAAACTGGGCGCCGACTACGGACGTGCACCGAGAGCGTGATGCTGAGCCGCAAGACCCAGAAGCAGCTGCTGCAAGATCTGCTCGCGCGCAGCGCGATGCCGAACAACCGACGAGCGTCGCTGCTCGCCTGGACGCCGTTGCTCCTCTTGGTCATCCTTGCGCTGTACCTATTCGCAAAAATCTAGGGGATTCATGATGTCGACCGACACGGACAACACCAACGGCATGCGGCAAACAACAGTGCCAGGAACGGCGCCGCTGTTGCCGCCACGCGCGGGTTGCACCGCACCCATCAAGTGGGTCGGCGGCAAGCGCTGGCTCGTACCGACGCTCGCACCGTCGATCTACGAGCGGCTCGGCGTGACACGCGGCCGGTACATCGAGCCGTTTATGGGCTCGGGCGCTATCGCGCTCGACCTTGGCTTGCCGGGCATGATCCTCGGCGACGTCTGCAAGCCGCTGGTGTCGACGTACCAAACGATCCGCAAGAGCCCTGAGGCTGTTGCATGGGCGCTCAAGACGCTCGTCGATCGCGGCACTGACAAGGAGAGCTACCTGACCGTACGTGCGTCGGAGTCTCCTAGTGTCGTGTTCGCTGCGGCGCGGTTCCTGTTCCTCAACAAGTTCGGGTTCAATGGGCTCTACCGCGAGAACAGCCAGGGCAAGTTCAACGTTCCGCACGGCGGCGACCGTTCGAGCGCGAACATTCCCGACGTCGATACGCTCAAGGCGGTCGCGAACGCGCTCAAGGGCGCCGATCTACGCCTCGCCGACTTCCGCGACACGATCGCGCGGGCTCAAGAAGGCGACGTCGTGTACGTCGATTCGCCGTACTACGAGACGTTCAGCGACTACACAGCGGGTGGCTTCACCGACGACGATCACTTCGCGTTATCGAGCGCGCTGATCGAAGCACACAACCGCGGAGCCGTGATCGTCGCCTCGAACAGTGACCACGAGCGCATCCGCGAGCTGTATGCGTGGGCGCATGTTGTTCCGGTTCACGAACGTCACGCAGTCGGCGCGACGGGCGAACGTCGTGGGCTCAAGTCCGCGGTGTTGATTCTGTCCGACGAGACCATTCTGCGAGGAGCTTGATCGTGAGCCGCAATAAGAAGCTGTTCAGACTGCAACCGGATCATGTGTTCGCCGACGGCGTCACGCTCAAGAACGTCCGCGACGCGATCATCGCGTCGGGTGTGACGGGCATGTTCCGCATCGGGTGGGAGATGGCGAAGCGCTACGACCTACAGGAAGCACTTTGCATGAAGTGCGCGAACGCGCTCCACGTCTCGCAGGGCACGTACCTGACACGCAATGGCCAAGCGATGCGGTTCTGTGCGAAGTGCGTGTCGATGTTGCCGCGCAATCACTGACGGCGACGGTCCTGGCGCAGCCACCAGAAGCTCGTGACGCTGTCGAGCGATGCCGGGTTGAACAGTCCCCGCGACGCCGACTGGCGCGTCCCGTTTTCAGACAGTCCGAACAGATCGGCCAGCTCGCGGTAGCCATACGACCACCGGTTGCGTCGCGCCGATCGTACGTAGTCGTCCATCGGCGCCGCCAGATTGTCCGGATGGTGATTCCAGGGATTTTGGTCGACGTGCTCGACCGCGCCGCCGCCGATGACGCCGAAGATCATGCGGCAGATCGGCGTGTACTCGCGGCCCGTCCACAGCATGAAGTGGTCACCGATGATCTTGGCGAATGGTTGTGTCGGACCACCGTGCTCCGAACAGAGCCCGGGTTCCATCATCGTCGCTACGCAGCTGGGATAGCCACATCGGTAGAGATCGAATCGTGGCCAGCGTGATCGCCATTGCTTGAGCGTCGCAGCGCCGTGCAGCACCTGCACGGCTTCGGTGTCGGTGAGACGGACGGAGCGCCCTGCAAGCGCATCTATAATGTAGCGAGCGGCCGTGCGTGCATCAGTCGTCGTACGCAACTTCGAGCGTGTCGTGGCGGGCGCTTCGTCTGCCGCAACAGCGAGATCATCGAACGTGAACAGCCGACTCGGCCCCCGTTCGCGGTGTTTCTGTCGGAACACCTTACGAGGATTCTCGCCACGTTTGAGGATAGGCATCGCAACTTGGCCACGAGTGTACTTCAAACATGGTCAAAACGCGCAGGAAGCCATTACTACGATCGCAGCAGCGATCGTCTTGACGTCGGCGATCGCGCATGGGATCGTCACTGTCGAACCCCAATAGAAGGCCGCACGTCGCCGACTTGAGGGACAACCCCAGAA